CTATCATACAAATCTACCAGTTCTGTAACAAGGTCTTCATGTAAGTCGTTAACCTCTTCCGCCTCGATATCACCGTCAATACGATAAAGCAAAAGGCAGTAACACTTCATGATACGATTCATTGAATCTTGTTGAATCATACTCGACAAGATCGAAGACAACTCTTCGCTAAACTTTCCCCAAATTTTGGCAGCTTCTTCACCATTTTCATTCTGAAGTGCTTTATTGATCAAGTTATAGGCTTCTTTAGTGTCAATCCCTAGCTCTTTAGCGACATCCCTTGACAGCGATAGCAAGCTTCTCAAAACCGTGTCATTGGACGATTGGGACTGCATAAATGCTTTTTCGCCTGCAGTCAAATACCCTTTGCGAACGATTTCGATCGTTCCCGAATCCTCTGTTCCAATGGTGACAATTTCAGGCTTTCGGCGAGGTTCTACTACAAAAGGAAGTTTTGCCATGAGCTTTTAAAAATCGACATAGTATGCCAATCACACCAGCTTCCTAATTTCCTCTCCAAAATTAAATCTTGGAACAGGACCGCCTCCGTAAATTGTCGAGGCAACCCAAGGCCTGCCTGGCAGGTAAACGGGCCTGGCGTTTGAATTTCCATAAGGAAGAATGTAACCTCCATCATGAACTAGGCTGGCATATGGAGCTCCGTAAGTCACAACCAAAGATAATCCTTCAACCGTTACGTTACCTGAGTTTGCTAGCCTGCCTTTATCGTAAATGTCCCTAGCCCCTCCAGAAGACCATGCCCAGACTGAAGACTTGATCGCTACTTTCAATGCAGTCTTAAGCTTGGCTGCCATCGTATCCATTATTTCCCTGATTTCTTGCTCTCCGATTGTCTTCACCTCGGCTGCAATAACTTTTGAAAGATTTACATTGGTTACGATACTCGCTCTAATGTAAATCATAGGAGGAGGAGGAACTAATACTGGAAGATCTACGCCTACGGCAGACAAGGATGGACGCGGCGCCTGCCCAATAGCTGCCGCAGCAAAACCAGTTGCTTTTACTTTTGTTTTAACTTGAGGTTTACGCATGGTTATGACTGAACTTCACCGCCAGTTAATTGAATCTGGACTCCGCCAATTTCAGAGTAGATGATACCATCAATTCCCTGGCCTCCAAAAACGCCACTAGATCGCTCAATTTTGCTATCAGGCATGATTGGGTCATCTCCGAACCTGAACTGGCACCTGGTGGACGTAGAGAGCCACGTGTACTGTGTTAGAACCTGCTCCCATACCAGCGCAGACTCGTCAGAGGTCTCAAGGTCCCACGAAGAAGGTACTTGGACCCAATCCAAAGCATAACCGCGATAGAAAAAAGAGTCACCAGAAGCCCCAGGCAGCATCCTGCCGTCCAATTGAGAAGGAATAGGGACAAGTTTAGAACCTGATGAGACACCTGAATATTGGATTCTCTTAATAAACAATTTCACCAGATAGCTGTCCCCAGCAGCTTCAACCCATCTACCATCAACTAAGGAAACAGCTCCCTGATTTGGCACCAGGATACGAGCATTCGCATAAGGCAGTAGAGGTGAATTAGAGGCTGCCATGACTCAGTCTTTTTTCTAGTCTTCCAGTCGCCCCAGCTTCCCCACAGAGTGGGGTCGCTTTTCGGCTGCGCCTCAAGCTAGAACAAAACCCCTCTGGAATCCAGAGAGGTCTTAAGGGAGTAAATCCTCTAATCGTAACCGAATAGAGTAGTAAGAAAAGTCTTCAAAGGATTACAATTTTCTAAGATGAAGCTGCCATGTGGGGACTTAAAACGGTTACAAAATAGAGCCGCGACGAGTGTATTGTACCAGCTATCAAAGGTCCAGGTTAATTTCAAGCGTCATCGTAAATAAGGTGTCTCTAAGGCCCTGTAGGCGCTCTTGTTCTTCTACAGGACGTGCAGGGTACCCAGGCCATATTCGAAGGGCTTCCTGGACTGCATAGAGCAGTGTACGGACCTCTTCATCGGTCATGTCAATTTGAAAGCCGAGTTGGTATTCGTCGTTCATTTTGTTACAGTGTAAAGAACAGTTGCATAACCATCGAGGTTAGAAACGGGCTTGGTTGTCAAGTGCGTTCCCCAACAATAGGGACATCGATAAACAGAAAAAGCTTTTCCGTGTTTCCGAGAAAGCTTTTCAGCTGATTTTTTGTAGTTTTTATTGCCAAGGTTTGCTTTGCCCTGGCAACCACGCTTAAAAGAAGGCTGTCTGGTCATTTACGGCACCTTGAGTAAGGACATAGTCTATCATAAGTCTGGGCTTACTTCCGGCAACGCGCACAAGATTCAATCTCTCCTGTCTTGATGATACGGGCATAGGCCGCATTGACGGGTCTAAAATCCTGGCAACCCTTGCACCACATCCGTACAACTTCCGATCGGCCAATTTCCGCTATAAGATTATTAACTTCAGGCGAGTTTTCGGGATGATGTGACATGGTAGAAACCGTGTAATACGAGCACAGTCTACCATAATAAGCCATCAGGAACGAATTAAAAGTGTTGATCCGTAATTTTTGTTACCCATTAAGCTTGCTGCGCAAGAACAAAAAGCAAAATACTGAGCGATTTCTTCTTGAGCGCGTGTCATTTCCTTAGTAGCACCAGACATTTGACCTGCGACATCAGCTTCCCATTCCAATACATCTGCTTTTACCAGTGTTTTACCTTCGGTATCTGATAAGTTTTGTGTTGACTCAGCTGTTTTAGCAGCTTCATAAGCATCCAGCTGTGCCCTGACATTTAATACTGCCTGAGGGCTCATTCCTTCCAGCTGATTACCACAGTTACCGATACATGTTAGCGAATAATCGCCAAAAGGCACCTTTAATGCCTCGATAATTCTCAGGTCATCACCCGCAACCCAATTTCCGTCTGTCTTTAGAGTAGAGGCCATGCGGTACGATGATGCTAGTCTAGTATGCCCAGAGATGAAAGGGCTCACTAAAGACTTCCTGAAAAGGTTTTAACATTCACCCCTCGGGTATATCATCCCAGTAGTAGGCCTTGCACTACCACCGCCACCAGTATATGTAAGCCATCCTGAAAACGGCTTACTAATTCCACTGGTATCTACTGCGGGTGAATACAACACCTGCAAGCTGCCTGATGCAATCTCCGCATCATCAATGTTTGTAAAACGGTAAGAAGGTAACGGGGTATCCGTATTGTGGGCAGGCTTACTGCTGGAAATCTGCGTACCGCTACCGCTTACCCCAGGGTTGTATGTAATAAATGCCATCAGACAGTAAACCTCACTGCTGCAGACGCATAGCCAAGTTCAACAATAGCCTCAGTTCCATTATTAAGGTATAGGAAATTGCCAAGACGTGCGCCAGAACTAAGGCCACCATACAAAGCACTGTTAGCCGAAAACCAACTCCCCTGCACCTCATTATCAAACCCAGGCGCACTAATAGCACCACCAGGAGAATTACTGTTAATATACAGACGCTTTAGATACGCAGTAGAGGTCGACATTACCGGATCTGTATCATAGTCACCATTGTTCGCCGTCCAAAAATTTAAAACATTGTCATAAGCAAGCACGTTTGTTCCAACGGCAAAACACCAGTGACCATCAGTATCTTTAAAGGCAAGAAAACCACGACTTCCAGTACTTGCAGTACCTAACTTAAACCCAACACCTATAAATTCCTCCCCATCAGTTGTGTCGTAAGCAACAATAGCCTCATTATTGAATCCAGCTGTGCCTGGGCTGGTAACACTAGTTTGGTGACCATCAGCAGACCCTAAATCCCCAAAGCCATTGTTCTGTGTGTCATTCTCAAATTCATCCCCTACCTCAAGGATAAAACTTGTCTCAGTACCGTGTACAAGAAGCACTGGTTCAGTAGGACCATAATTCCCTGATCCAATGGTTATATCGGGAAACTTATACCCAAACCCATTCCTGGTACCGCTATTCGTACTATCCGATGGCTCTCTTACCTTCACAGGTAACATCCCATTGGTAGTAATACTCGCATTACTACTGATGGCATTGATCCAATTATCAATCTCAGCTACAATACTCCCCATATAACCAGAACTAGTCTGATCCGTCCATGGATACGTCGCATTATCCCATATGCCTTGCTTAATTACAACCGCCACTTGTGACCCATAATCTGCACTAGTATGCCAAGCGCCCCATAAATGAATCCCATCACTTTTAACCCCCTTGGCACCATAACTCATCCATATCCACTCATACGTTATAATGTCTATATCAATACATCCTCCCATGCTCCATTACGGCCTCGCATTACTCCTCGCAATTCGCTGTAAACAAGAACAAGCCGTAACTCAACTCCTCGCTAAAATATACCATGACCTACCCCCTAAATTCTCTAAATCACTCCTTAATCGTATAATATACCTCGTTACCCCAAAAGAACGTGATTGGTTACGAAACCTTTACTGAAAACCTGTTTTGATTTTTTCTTAAAATTTTCTAAATTAAACCCTTAATAACTTGATTTGAAACTGCCACCCAGTACAAAAAACATACATCACCTAACCTACTATTACACCCTCATCGCCTACATTCATCACTACAATACCTCTCCCCATTACACCTTATACTAAACTTTACACCGCAATTCTTACATAATCGCTCATCTCCCCTTAATCCCGTCTCCTCATATCGCTTCTGCTCCTTCATCCTTAACTTCTTCGCCTTATAACGCTTCCTCTCAGCCTTCCTCTGACACCCTGAACTACAATACCTCTGGCTGGCACGATTGCCTAGCTCGAATCCTATGCCGCAATTCTTACAATTCATGAAGGTCCGGGGAGGGGGTAAAGGATAGGAATTCCGCCTGGGCTCTGAAAGGGGACAGTCTGTGGGCGGGAGGGAACGGTTCGGGGGTGGGGGATTCAAATGTTTCGGCTACGGACTCTCTTACTGTGCAGGTCAAGGAGTAAAGAGTGATCATCTGAATGGTCGACCGTTCCTGTGGTAGCAAGTAGCGCAGTACGTCTAGCTTAGCAGTTCTGAATGAAGCGATGACGATGATGTTGTTGACCATCTCAATAGCACTATAGATTATACCAATAACATTAAAGATCATTAGATTTTTTATTTTAGTTTTTTATTCTTAGCAGTCCATAACAAGTAGCTGTTGTACATTACGGTGAC